CATGGGTCCAGATGTACCGGTCGGCGAAGGAAGCCGGCGACGATGAAGACGCGGCCCGGCGGAAGGCGGACCAGGCGAAGGCCAATGCGCAGCAGCAGCAGTCCACCGCGACGCAGGAACAGATCGCGCTGCTCGGCGCCGAGGCCCGTGCCGCGCTCGAAGTGGCGACGGCCTATGGCAAGTCTCGCGCCGAAGGGCTGAAGGCCGCCGCGATCGGCGCGGCACGGTCGGCCGAGGAGCAGGGGCAGATCGCTCCTGGTGCGGCGGCCGACGTGGCACAGCAGACGCTGGAGAAGAACGCCGCGGCCACGGTCGCCGCCGTGGCCGAAAAGAACCGCGCCTACGAGGAGGAGATCGCAGGGCTCGGGCGGCTGGCGTCGGCCGAGAAGGTGTCGTCGGAAGCGGCGCGCGAGGCCGAGCGTGCCAACCGTGTCGCGGCCCTGGCGGTCGAGCTGCGCGCCCAGGCCGAAGCCTCGGGCAGTGCCGCGATCGTCGCCGCGGCGGAGCAGCAGATCGCGAAGTACGACCAACTGTCCCGCCAGCAGCTCGAGCTGGACCGCCGGCGCGCAGCGACACAGTTCAATGCCCAGTTCGATCCGGAGACGGCCTACAGCCAGCAGATGGCGCAGTTGCAGGACCTGCAGGCTACCGGCGAGATCAGCGCGCGGGCCGCGGCCGAGGCCAGCAAGCAATATGAGATGCAACGCCTGCAGGCGAGCCGCGACGCGACGGACGGCATGATCGCCGGACTGCGCCAGTATGCGGACGAAGCTACGAATGCCGGTCGTGCCGCCGCCGAGGGCATGGCGACAGGCATGCGGACGCTGGAGGATTTCGCCGTCAAGGCCGTGACGACGATGAAGTTCAGCGTGACGGACTTCGTCAATTCGGCGCTCGCGGACTTCGCGCGGCTGGCAGTGCGGCAGGCCATCACGGGGCCACTCGCATCGGCCGCGAGCTCGGCGCTGGGCAATCTGGGTGGGCTCTTCTCCGGGCTGTTCGGCGGCGGCGGCTCCAGTCCGGCTGCAACGTCGACTGGCGGCTATGGCGTTTCGGTACCGTCCATCTCGACCGGCTACATGCACACCGGTGGGATGGTCGGCGGCGTGTCGTCGAGGAGTGCCATCCCGGCGACCGCGTTCGCGGGCGCGCGCCGCTATCACAGCGGCGGCCTCGTGCTGGGGCCAGACGAAATCCCGATCATCGCCAAGCGCCGCGAGGAAGTGCTGACGGAAGACGATCCGCGCCACAGCTTCAACCTTGGCCGAGGCGGCGGCGGCACCGGGGGCGGTATCACCCTGAAGCTCATCAACCAGGGCGACCCGCTGCAGGCCAAGAAAGGCAACTCCGGTCCGGACGGCCAGGGTGGCTGGCAGGAAGAGATCATCTTCGAGATGGTCGACCAATGGATGGCCGACAAGGCCGATCGCGGCGATGGCAAGTTTCTCGGTACGCTGATGGGCGGCTACGGCGTGCAGCCGCAGGGGCGGCGATGACGGTCACCGTCTTCTGGCCCGAGCGCATCCCGCTGCCGCTGCGACAGGGCTACGTGCTGGAGCCGAAGCCGAATGTGATCCGCACGGAGGTCGAGATCGGCCCGGACCGCTCGCGCCGCCGCAGCACGCAGACGCCGACCGAGGTCACCGTGATCTGGGAACTGAACCAGTGGGAGCTGATGCTCTTCCAGGGCTTCTACAAGCACCGGGCGATGGAGGGCGCCGCCTGGTTCGGCATCCCGTTGCTCACCACACTGGGCATCGCGACCTGCGAGGCCCAGTTCAAGGGCAAGCTTTCGGCGCCGAAGCAGCGCGGCGATCTCTGGCTGATCAACGCCACCCTCCTGGTGCGCGAGATCCCTGAACTCGACGCACTCGGCTACGAGATCCTGCTCACCGAAGATCCGGCCGTTCTGTACGGCGCGATCGCCGATCTCGCGGTCACCGTCGATGGAATGCCCGCGCTTCCCTACTACTGGAACTGGAGTTGATGATGGCCGGCATCGGCGCGTCCCTGCAGGAGAACGTAACGCAGCTCATCGCCCTGGTGACCAAAGTCTCGGCGTGGGTGCTCGGGCCCGCGAATGGCGCGGGCTCGACCGTCGACTTCGGCGGCGGCCTGCAGGTGAAGACGATCGCCAACCTGGTCGCAACGGTCGACCTGGCGGTGCAGAACGGCGTCGCCGGTCCGTCGCCCTGGTCGACGCCGGTCGCGTGGGCAACCGGCCTCGTGTGTGTGGCGACCGCGCCAGCGACGGCCGTCACCTATCTTGGCGAGACCTATGTCACGATCACCGCGCACACGGCCGGCGGCGCCTTCGACGCGGCGAAGTTCAGGAAGATCACGACGAAGGGCCTCGACGGCGGCACGACGCTCACCACGAAGGGCGACCTCCTCGGCCATGACGGCAGCAGTGCGACCAGGCTCGCGGCTGGTTCGGCCGGCAGCGTCACGGTCTACAATCCCGATGCCGCCAAGGGGATCGAAGGCGTTCCCGCGTTGAGGCAGTTCGGTCGCGGCCTCACCTGGTCGAAGGACGGTGCGAATACGATCGCCATCGCCGCGGGCGGCTGCCTGTCCGACGACGGCACGCACTGGATCGAGTATGCGGGCGGCACCGGGCTGGCGATCGACACGGTGGTCGGCACCGGCACGGGCACGCTCGATAGCGGTCCGGTCACGAACGCCGACTTCTGGATCTTCCTCGACAAGGATCCCGTGACGGGCACCGTTAAGCCGGTCACCTCGCTCAGCCGCACGACGCCGGCGCTGGGCGTCGGTCACAAGAAGCGGCTCATCGGCTGGTTCCGGCGCTCCGGCGGGTCGATCGTCGACTTCTGGACCGCGGCGCTTTCCGGCTTCGGTATCCAGTTCGGCTGGAAGGCGCCGGCGAACGACTACAGTGCCACGGTCACGACCAGCCGCACGCTGGCGACGCTCAAGGTACCGGTCGGCATCGAGGTGCTGGTGCAGCTCGGCTACACGCTGAGCGATCCGTCGAACTCGGTGAACGCGCGGCTGATGTATCCCGGCGAGACCGACGGCGCGGTACCCGGCACTGCGCCCGCGAACCTGCAGGGCAATCTCGCGGGCTCGCTCGTCGCCCGAGGCACGATCGAGGTGCGAACCAACACTACGGCGCAGGTCGCGCACCGGTCCGACGCCAATGCGACGCTGGCGCTGGCCACCAACGCCTTCCGGTGGGATCGCTGATGCCAGACGAGAGCATGACGGAAGCGCTGAAGGAAGCCTACGCGATTGCGCCGGCCGCCGACGTGGCGATCGCCTGCCTGGAGTTGGCGCATCCGTCGTTCGTGAACGAGGTGGGCCAGCCCGACTCGGCGTGGGCGACGCCAAACGAAGCGCCGGTTGATGCGACCCTGGAACCGGATGCACCGGTGCGGCCGGGCGAGACGGTGCGGTTCACCAATGTCGCCTTCCGGCTGAAGATGGCGCCGATCGACACGACGGCCAAACCGCAGCTGCAGCTGCAGATCGACAATGTGAGCCGCTACCTGATCCCGCAGCTCGACCGCGCGGCGACGGATTATCGACCCGTGACGTTGCGCGTTAGAACCTACCTCGAAAGTGACTTGAGTGTGCCGCAGAAGCTGCCGGTTCCGGCCTTCACCCTGTCGGACGTGAAGGCGAACCTGCTGACTTGCGTGTGCACGGCCCGGATCGACATGGACTTCGGCGGCGCTTTTCCCAAGCGAACCTACACAGCCGAGGAATTTCCGGCACTGGTCGGGGCTTAGAGATGCACTGGAGCGACCCTTACCTGCGTCTGGGCTATCAGGTCGGCGCTGACGGCCCTGACCTCTACGACTGCTGGAGCTTCTTCCGCCTGGTGCAGGGCGAGCGGTTTGGCCGCGACGTGCCCTTCATGCCCTCGCCGCTCAGCCGCGGCACGACGGCGAAGGTCATGCCGGCCTGGGCCGGTTCGTTCGGCTGGGGCGAGGTCAACGGGGCACCGGAGGCCGGCGATGCGGCCTTCATGGCGAATGGCCGCGTGCCAACACATGTCGGCATCTTCGTCGGCGATGCCGGTGTGCCGGCGATCCTCCATTGCCCCGAAGGCGGGGCCCGGCTCCACACCTTTACCCACCTCGAAATGCTCGGCTGGGAAGTCCGCAGTTACTGGCGCCCTGAGGTGAAGTGATGGGCGCCGTCGTTCATCTCACCAACCCCTTCGATCCGCTGGTGCGCGAAGTCTACAGCGTGAAGCGCCCCATGACGGTGCGCCGCATGGTGAGCCGTGCGCCGGCACTGCGGCGGCACACGTCGGTGCGACGGATCGAGACCGCCTATGGCGGCCGTCGCGTGCGCGAGTTCATCCGGCCGACCGTATGCCTCTTCAATGGCAAGCCCCTGAAGCGCGCCGACTGGTCGCGCACCGTCATCTGCGAGACCGACACGGTCCTGTTCTTCACACCTCCCGCCGGCGGCGGCGCCAGCCAGGCGATCATCGGGGTGGTACTGATGATCGCGATTGCCGTGGCGGCACCGTACCTCGCCGGCATTATCGGTCCGGTTCTCGGTTCGGCTCTTGGCATTTCCTTTGCGGCCGGCACACTCGCCGGCTCACTGTTGACCGCGGGCATCGGCCTGGCGCTCGGCGCCGCCGCCATGGGCATCATGTCCCTGTTCTCGTCGCCGGCACCGCAGGTGACGAACCAGAACAGCGGCTACGGCGGCACGCCGCAATCGTCACCGACTTACTCGTCCACGGGCTTCCAGCAGAACACTGCACGCCTCGACCAGCCGATCCCGGTCCTCTACGGCCGCCACATGATCGTGCCCGATTACATCATGCCGCCCTACGCCCGCTATGTCGGGAACAAGCAGTACATCCACACCTTCCTCGCGGTGACCCAGGGCCGATGCAACATCGAGGCGGTCCGCATCGGCGAGACGCCGATCAGCTCATATGCCTCCATCGTCACCGAGCAGGTGGAGCCGGGCGAGGTGCCGGATCCCGACATCGTTGACACGCGCTTCCTGCCCTGCCGCGACATCGCCCAGGTCGAGCTGCCGGCGACCAACGACACCGGCGGCAATGCCTGGAAGGGGCCCTACATCGCCAATCCGCCGGGCACCGTCATCGACTATGCCGAGCTGGATTTCATCGCACCGCGCGGCCTCTACGCCTATACGGGCGGCGGCTTCGCCGGGCGCTCCGCCATCGTCGAGATCGAGGCGCAACAGATCGATGCGCAGGGTGACGCGATCGGCGCCTGGACGGCGATCGACATCGAAACGCACAGCGCGGCCGACAACGCGCCGCAGCGCTATACTCACGGCTACGACCTGCCGACGGCCGGCCGCTGGCAGTTCCGGACACGCCGCACCAACGCCAAGGATATGTCGGCCTCGTCCGGAGATCAGATCGATTGGGCGGGCCTGCGTGGCCGGCTGACCACGACCCGCTCCTATGCCGGCCTGACCGGTATCGCCGTGAGGATGGAGGCGACGGGCGATCTCAACGGCCAGACCAGCCGGCAGGTCAACGTCATCGCCACGCGCCTGCTGCCTACCTGGAACGGCGAGGCGATGAATGACGAAGAGGTACCGACGCGCAGCCTGTGCGATGCCTTCGTCGACATCGCCCATAACGAGGTCTATGGCGCCGGCCAGCCCTACAGCCGGATCGATCTCGCCGGAATCTACTCGAGTAGCCCGGAGTTCGAGAGCCGTGGCTGGTCGTTCGACTTCGTCTTCGATCAATCGGTGACCTGTTGGGAGGCGCTGGCGCGCGTGGCGCGGGCGTCGATCGCCGAGCGCGTCGTGCAGGGCGGCAAGCTGCGCCTGGTGCGGGATGTGCCCGTCGTCGCGCCGGCGATGATGTTCACGCCGCGCAACATCCGGCCCGGCAGTTTCAGTCGTCAGTACAAGCTGCCGGACGAGACCACGGCCGACATGGTGATCGGGATCTACATGAACCCGAACTCCTGGAAGCCGGCGACGGTGAAGGAGGCGTTCGACGACAGCCCGCGCCGTAACCCGGCGACCATCCAGTTCCACGGCGTGACCTATCGCCCGCAGGCGCGCGCCATGGCCTGGTACAGGATTCGCGAGAACCGCTATCGCCGCGGGATCACGTCGCTCGGCACCGAAATGGAAGGCTTCATGGTGCTCTACGGCGACGGCTGCGCGGTGAGCCATGACATGCCGGCCTGGGGCCAGTCGGCCGAGGTGATCGAGTGGGATGCCGCGATGCGCGCCATGATCCTGACCGATGGCCTCGACTGGTCTGCCGGCGGGGCGCACTACGTCGCCATCAGCCAACCCAACGGAACGGTGGCCGGCCCCTTCGCCGCCGTCGATGGCGGCGACGACGGCACCAGGCTGATTGTCGGCGTCGGCACGCTGCCGCGTATCCTGACGGACGGGAAGCAGGAGCGCACGAAGATCATGTTCGGGCCGGGCGAGAACTATGCCCGCCGCCTGAAGGCGATCGCCGTTCAGCCACGCGACGAAACCACCGTGGACCTGGTCATGATCGACGATGATCCGCGCATGTACGACCCGATCCCGGAGGAGGTCATCGCGCCGGGCCTCCCCGAAGGCGGCATTGGTGCGCCGCAGGCGCCGATCGTGATCCACGTGTCGGCCGACACAGCGAACCTCAACCTGCGCACGCTGGCCAATGCCAACGGCTATGTCGGCCTGCCGCAGCAGGCTGTAACGGTCAACATCGACGCCGGCGTGAACGTCTACGCCACCAGCGCGTCAGTCGCGGCGCTGATCCGCGGCTCCTGGCCGGTCGGGGCGAAGCCGGTGCTGATCAACAACGGC